TTAGCCCGCTTCTTTCACTGCTCCTGTGGCGCTGGCCGACTCAGCTTTCAGCTTCTCAAGCTGCAGGCGTGAAATCTCAAGCTGAATCCTCGTGTGTTCGTCTTGCAGCGGCTGAATCACTCTATGCCAGCGCATAAAGCCGAACCAGATCCCCGAAATGGCGATCCCAAGAAGTACGCCGAGAGCTCGGTGGAAAAACTTCCGGTCGGAAGCAATTACCTCCAGTTGCCGCTCAAGTATCTGTTTTCTCACAGCATCTTTAGTAGATAGCTCTTTGGCTTCTTTCAACACTTCAAGCTCGGGAAGTATTGCTATCACCTGCTCATTGGCGGACTGCTGGACGTATAGAAACGCTCCTAGCGAGAAGATCAAGAGCAGCAACGAGAACAATGCATAGAACTTGTAGATGTTGTCGGTGGGGAGCGGAATCTTACTTTCCATGTAGCGAGCCACTAGCCGGTTAGGAAGCAAGAACCTTATCAGTCCCGGCACCTTACAGGCCATGGCTGACAACTCCGCTTTGAGCTAATGGCGATAGCCGCAGTGCCGATTCCAAGTGATCCGGAGACAGGTGCGCATAGCGCATAGTCATCGTGATCGACGAGTGTCCCAGGATTCGTTGCAATCCGAGAATGTCCCCACCCGCCATCATGTAGTGACTGGCGAAGGTGTGCCGCAGGATGTGGGTCATCTGGCCCGGTGTATCGAAGCCGCAACGCTTGTAGGCGCACCGAAAGGCCGACCGGCAGGGCATGAATAGGCGACCGTTCCCAGGCATGCCCACCTTCAAAGCCAGATCCTCGACGTCTTTCGGAATCGGCACGGATCTCGACTGGCGGTTCTTGGTGCGGTGGAAGTGAGCCTTACCCCCGTAGATCGCGGCACGGGTCAGTGATTCGGCTTCGTCCCAGCGGGCACCGGTAGCCAAGCAGAGCAGGGCGACGGGGTAGGTGTGATTGTTGGTAGAGCGCTTGCACTCTTCGAGCAGCTGGCGGATCTGCGGCAGGGTAAGAAAGGTCAGCTCTACCTGATCCGTCTTGATCTGCCGGACATTGGCGAGCGGGTTCTTTCCTACCCAGGCACCGAGCCGGATCAGTTCCGAGAACACGGCAGACAGGTAGCGTTGCTCATGGTTGACCGTATGCGGCGACGCCACTTTCAAGCGCTGTTGCCGATACCGCGCCCAGGCCAGTGCGTCGAAGGACGAGGCGAGCGGATCGCCGAGCCGTTTGGCGATCGCCAGCGTTCTCGACAGACGTGTCTTCTCGTCTTTGAGCGTGCAGCCGTGCAGCTGATGCCAGAGGTTCACCAGATCCGATAGCCGATCATCCAGCGGTCGCCCGGTTTGCGTCAGGCTTTTGAAGAAGTCCGTTTCGTAGCGCTGAGCTGCGGCCTTGGTCAGAAACCCTTTCTTGCGAATACGGCGTCCGCTTCTCCCGTTTTCGTAGAAGTCAGCCGTCCAGGTCTTACCGTCCTTGCGTGCCGTCATACAGCGCGACCCCACCGCACATGCCGTTCCTGAAGCAGGTTCTTGATGTGCTTGTACAGATCCCGCTCTGTCATATCCTTCGAGGCGTAGTGGTCACGAATGACCGGCCAGCATTCCCATTCCTTCAGTCGATCAAATGCGGTTTTAGCGCCCACTCGCTCCCGTGCCAGCAGGCTTACGAAGTTTCCCAGGAACAGTTCCACGTTCTTGCCCGAGAAGCCCCGTGACGTCTTGTAGTAACGCTTGTATTCGGTTTCATCGACCAGAGAGTCGACCGGTACATCGACACGAATGTCGTCGCGGATCAGCGTCCAGATGGGCTCGAAATAGCCGGGGCGCGCGAGCAGCTTGAATTGGCCCAGCCCGTAGCGCCACAGACCGTCCAGATGGGCTGAGAAGGCGGCATAGGAGTCTGTGTCGATAGCTTGGCCGGTCTTCGCGTCAATCGAGCCGCTGGCGAATTGTTGGATCACTGAGTGGTGATAGCGCAGCTCGATCCGCCACACGTCCGCTTCTGGATCATAGTTTTCGGGATCGGCCGGATCGAACGAATCCCGACGACGCCAGACGCTTTCCCAGTAGTCGAGCTTGTCCTGTGAGCGTGCCTGGATTGTCTTGTTGTAGATCCCGAGCTGTACGCCACCAGCGGAGCCAAACAGGAAGGATTGCCCTCGACCATAGGTGGCAGCTTCCATGGTCCACTGGATCTCCTTGATGCCCGAGATATCGCGGTTGGCGCGAGCGCGGCAGTGCATGCGGGCGGTCAGATCAGCCGGGGGCTCCCAACCTTGCAGATCCAAGGCGAGGTGGACGGCGCATTGGTTCCGCTCGCGGTGGGTCATCACGGCTGCAGCGTAGTAGTCCATCCGCTCTTGCAGACGCTCAGGCGACAGGGCGTCGATGGCATGCGGCGATACCTCGATTTTCAGGTGCGGGCCGATCTGTTCCAGCTTCGCGTTGAAATTCTTGATGAGCAGGATGAATCCGAGGTCGGCATTCTGAAGCTTGTACTGGTAGCCCGAATCCCGGCCAACCCGACCGGCATGCCAAAACTCGCCAGCGAACTGGACCATTGCGCCCGGTTTCTCAAACAGCGCCATGATCTCGGGACGGATCAGCCCGCGGTACAGCTGGCGGACCGTATCGACGCCGCAACGCAGCAAACGGACCTTGGATAGATCGACTATCCGAGCGGTGCCCGGGTCGACGAATAACCGGCTTTGACTGTCTTCCAATCCGGTCAGGAGGTCGATTCGTTTGAAGTCTTTATTGGCCATTCTGTTTCCCCTTCACTATGGGTTACTAAGGTTGTTCGGTTGGATTTATCTGACGTGCTACAGGGACGTCAGCGCGCGCGTTTGCACGCCGGCTCGTGCCTCGCCGTGCGTGCAAAGAGCGCGGAGCGCACGCGCGCTGACGGTCATCACCACAGGAATTGCCCCTTCTGATAAGGCACGACAGTCATGTTCGTGCCACCGGCTGGCTGCGTTGCGACAGGGCGTGCCGCCTGCATCGAAGGAGGCGGGCTGTTCTGGACTTGCTGGGTTCGCTCGCCAGCGGAGCGATCAGGCAGGGTCGGATCGAAGAAGCCGTTCTCGACCACTCGCATGCAGAAGGCGAAGTCGGTTTCGACCCGCGTGCTCTGCTGCGTGTAGCACTGGCAGACGGTGGGCGTGCCGTTCACTACGGCATGCGCCATTCGCCCAAATTCGCGGGCATAGGTCGCGGGGTCGGTGCTTGACATGCAGTAGAGCCGGGGAAACGACACGGGCCGCGTCAGCTCGTCGTAGATCGGTGCCGACGATGGGACCTGCGGTATTCGAGGCACGCGCCGTCCGATGTAGCTGGCGACGCTTTCAGGCGCATCGGTCTTCGCTTCGCCCACGGGCTTGATGAACGCCCCGACCGTATCGCGTACCTGATCGACCATGCTGCCGGCCGGCGCGCCGCTGGCTGTCTCGGCTTGCGCTTTCTCGGTGTTGTACCGCTCGTAGGCGCGATAGACGAGGATGCCGGCACCGACCAGCACGCAGATGGCCAGGATGAACTTGGTCGGCACCTTGGCCTGGAAGTGGTGCTTGGCGTTGGTGCTGGTGTAGGCGCCGAAGTAGCGCTTGTCCAGGCGCAGCGACTTCTTGTCCGCGTCCTTGAAGCTGGTCTTCAGCTCGACCTTTTCCACCACCACTTCCGACTCGAAGCGCAGCAGCTGGGCGGACTTGAACACCCGCCAATAGTGGATGTGCGTGTTGCACAGCCGACGCAGGTGCACATCGAGATAGCGCGGGTCCTGGGTGACGAGGTGCACTTCGTGGCCCTGGTGGCGCATGGTCTCGAAGCGGGTGATGTGCTCCGGTGGCCGCGCCCTGGGATCGCGTGAGCCAAACCAGCCCTGCGCTTCATCGACCACGATGATCGAATCGTTGGGCAGCTCGAACCACTTCTCGGGGTCTTCGAACTCGAACCACTGCGCTTGCAGCTGATCGGGCTTGAGGCCGTTGATGTTGTGGAAGTAGACGACCCGGCCTTCGGCATGGGCCTTCTGGTCCACTTCGCGAATGGTGTTCAGAGTCTTGCCATGGCCGGGCTTGCCGGTACGGATAACGAGCATGACGGCGCCTCCTTATGCGTCGATAGAGGTGCCGCCCGGCTTATGCCAGACCTGATTACGTTTGCGGTCGGTAGCCTTGTCGATGCCGGCGAGGATGAAGCGCGTGGAGATCGCAGCGAAGTACAGGTTCACCACCACATCGAACTTCGCCAGTCCGAGAATCCCCTGGATGACCGGCCCGACATCGCCCATCAGGCCGAACAGGTAGTCCTGCGCCTGGCCAATGATGAGGTTGAAGCCCATGTAGGAGACGAAGCCGAAACCGATCATTTTCAGCACCATCTTCACCAGCGGCCCAAGCACGATGATCAGCATCTGAACGATGAATAGGAATTGCATTACTGACCTCCTACGCCGCGGCCTACATACAGGGCGGCAAGAACGGTAGCCACGGCCACGAACAGGCCACTCAGGTCACTGGCGGCGCGGCAGAGCGGTTCATAGCTGAGCTGGAAAGTGCGGCCGCCTGCTGTGGTCAGGCTGAAGCTCTCGGCGGCGGGACAGGCGGACGGAAGAAAGCGGGTGCCCTGGTTGATGAAGGACGGCACGTCGATGACGCCGGAGCCTTCATCCAGTTGGAACCTGTCGCCGGTAACAGCCGCCTCGATGGCGGGCTTGTGCTTGGGGAAATCAGTCATCTCCTCAGCGAGGCACAGCTGTTCCTTTTGCTGCCGGAGCACTTCGCAATCAATCGGGTCACCGCTGCAGGAGAACGCGGCATCGCAGGAGCCGGCAGAAGCCAAACGCTCCGGGCCTTCTTCGACTTCGTCTTCGCCCTCCTGGCTTTCCTTACAGCCAGAGCCTTTGCATTCCTTGCTTTCGTTGCCTGGGGTGCCGTCAGGGTTGGTGCCGGATGTGGACTTTTCTTCGGCCGTGGTCGACGTACAAGGCTTTGTGCCAACGCAAACGGTCTTGTCGGTGGTCGTGTTGGTTTCCGTCTTGGTGGAGCCGTCCGGGTCGGTGGTCTTGGTGGTTTCCTCGGTTTTCGTGGTGTCTTCGTACCGAGGTGCCGGCTTGCCGGTGGTGCAGTGCAGGTAGTCCGCGGCGTTGCTGCAATTGAGCTGGCCGGGCTCTCTCAGTTTTTCGCTACTGGTGCAGTTGCGCGATTGCGAGCCGTCCGCGTTGGTGACCCAGTCACCGCATTGGCTTTCGCTGGTGAACTGAGGAGTGCTGTCGGCCGGCGGCTTGGACGGTGGCTGATCGAAGACGCTGCCGGGAGGCGGGTTGTTCGAGGTGCATTGCGAGCCGGCACCCCGGTAAACCACCTTGCAGTAAACGGAGTCCAAATCCTTGCCGGTGGTGTCTTCCAGAAAACGGTTGCAGCCTTTAACCGTGGCGGTGCGGTTGTAGAGGCAGCCACTTTCACAAATCGAGGATGGCGGCAGCGACGGCGGTACGGACGGGTCCAGCGATCCGGCGTTGTACTCGTGGACGAATTCGCCGGTTGCCGTGGCGCATTGGTCCGGTTCGGGCGCCACACACTCACCGGTAGCTGTGTCGTACTCAGAATTGGCAGGGCAAGAATCACCACCGCGGTAAATAGTCCGGTTTGCATCGAGCCAGGTCTGGAGCGTGTTTTTTATAAAACACGTCGCAACGCTCCCATTACCTGAAACCTCAGTTCTGACGTATTCGCGATGCGATGGGGCTTCTTGCACAAAAGACATACAGGCCGAGACAGCGCTGGAAAATGCCTTATCTTGATAGCCGGTCCAAAAGTAATCAGCAGCACTGGCAGTCGTATGCCAGAGCACCAATGACAGCACGGCAACTAGATATCTGTTCATCCCTACACCCGCCCAAAAAACACGAGATAAAACGCCAGGGTGGTGAGGATCAGGACGTACAGTTCGTAGCTCATGGCGTTTCCCTGGAAGAGAAAACCCCGCCGGAGCGGGGTTTGTTTGCTTCGGCACATGCAGTGCGCGGTTCCCGGTTACAGGGCGCGGCGCATGTACTTGAACGCCATCGCGGCGATGATCACCGCGAAGACGGCCCAGCCGATGGTCCCGACATCGGTGCCCGCGGTGTCGAGAGCTTCGGTGGCTTCGGCCGGGACGGCGGCGTAGGCCTGTTGAACAGCCAGCAGGCCGGTTGCAGCAGCGGCGCCCAGGGAGCGGCGCAGGGTCTTGATGTGTTGCATGGTTGATACCTCACTGTTTCAGGGCTTTTTTCAGGACCAGGAAGCCGAACACGGTGGCGAACAGAACAATCGCTTCGCCTTGCAGCTCGGAGACTTGGTCCCAGGTCAGTGCAGAGCCGTAGAGGCTTTGCATTTCCTCGACCGTGAGGGCGACCAGCGAGCCGGAGCAGATGGGCGAGCCATCGGCGCCTTGGAGCCAGTCACCGTCACAGGCGAGGAAATTCATTCGCCAGCCTGCTCGAGGTCGGCGGTTTGTTCGGAGGGTTCGCAGTCAGGGCAGACGGCGAAGTGGGGCGGCAGGCTGAGGTCGGGCAGCAGGTCGCTTTGCGGCGCGGGCAGCGCCATGAGCTTGCCCATGTCGTTGCCGCAGCAGTCGCAATACACCCGGTCATCGATCAGCATGGCCGCCCCTCCCGGTTAGTTGGCCTTGGCCGGGTCCGGCTGGGTGCCGGCTGGCTTGGCGGTCGGGGTCGGTTGCTGGGTCGGCTTGGCGGCCTGGGTGGCGGGCTTCACCGATTCCAGGTGCAGGCAGAGATTGTTGCCCTTCTGTTTGCCGGCTCGGGCAACCTCGAAGTGGATGCGGACGGTTTCCAGCGGTTCGAAGTTGGCGCCCGAGGCGAACACTTCATCGGCCACTTCCAGGGGAACATCCATGCTGACGATGGACAGGCCGTTTTCGGTCTGGCCGTCCGGCTCATCGCCATAAAAGACTTTGACGATCTTTACTTCGCTGCCGTTTTGGCTGAAGGCGAGTTTCTGAGTGCCGAGAAATGCAACTTCCATAGTCGAACGTGCCATTTGTGTTTCCTCTCTCTAGTTGCGCTTTATTGCGCGGCTTTGCTTTCTGCAGGCCGAGCGATCCCGAACCGGTGAACTCGCAAGTTCGCCGAGGTGATCTGTTACTTGAGTTATTGTCAAATCTGGTGTATGACCATCAGGCAGCGTTCCTGTCCGATTGATTATCCACCTGTATTCCATCTTGAAACTGAACATTGTCCACGACCAGCTTCAGTTGATCGAATCCCTTTATTCGCTTCCAGCGTTTCTGAGCGGATTGGAGCAGTTTGAATACCATCGATAACGTGGTGTCGCGGGAGCCGCAAGACCGGCTCCGCTTGGTCCTCAGTCGTACGGTGGCGAAGGTGGATTCGATCGGGTTGGTGGTCCGCAAGTGAATCCAGTGAATCGCCGGAAAATCATAGAAGGCCAGCAGTTCGTCGCGATCCTTCTCCAGGTTCTCCATGGCCTTCGGGTACTTGTCCCGGAACCGGCTCAAGGTGCTGTTAAACGCCTTGTGAGCGCTGTCACGGGTCTC